CGAAAGACTGAGGGATAGTGATTAATGTCTACTTACTTAGGCGGTACACAATATAGTTACGGCAGCCGCGTAGCTGACTTGACTCCAGAACAAATCGAACAGAACGCTAGAGATGCGATGAATTTAGCTCTTGACGCTACTCCTGTTGTTGGTGAGATTAAGTCAGGCAAAGAAGGTATAGAAGATTTCCAACAAGGGAATTATCTAATGGGGTCTTTAGGTTTACTGGGTGCTATACCTTTAGTAGGCTACGGCCCTCGCGCTGCTAAAGGTATGTTAAAGAGCGCAGGTAATTTTGGCAATCAAGTAGCTGCCAACATGCCTACATTGATTGATGGTTTTTATTCAGGGACACCTTACACTTCTTTTCTTAGGGATGCTATAGCGGAAGTACCTAGTGCTATAAGATCAAGAACTAACGCAACAGAACGTGCAACAGAAAGAGTAACGGGGATACCTTCTACTAAACTAGATGACATAGAGAATAAAAGTAAAGTTGCACAAAGAATGGAGAAGCAAGCGGCATCTAAACAACGAATGGGGAAAATAACACAAGCACTGGGAATGGAAAAACAAGCAAAAAAGTATAACAGTACAGCAGAGGAACTTCTTAAGAAATCAAAAATTTCTGGACAGGATTCAGAGTTTACCGCGATGTCTATTGAAGCAGGTAGAACCCCTGACATTACTCCTGTAAGCGAGAGGGGAGCTTTTTGGCAAAGTCCTTATAAGTTAGCCTATTATGATGCTGCTATACCGCAAGGAGAAGTAGGTAGAATTTCATCAAATATTGGCAACGCTCACAGAATAAAAGCTGACATACCTGAAAATATTATAGGTGCGGCTACTAATCATTTGGTAAACGGGCCACACATAACAACTAATCCTTTACAAAAGAAACTGTTTGAGTTTCAAATAAAAGCTCCAGAGGCCAGTAGAACATCAGGCATTACTGAAGGGTCGGGTGCAAAAAAAGGATCATTAATTATGCGTTCTTTTTTCAACAGTGCTACAGAAGGCACTAGCAGCGGCATTCAAAAGTATGCTAATAAAATTAAGTCATTAGAAAAACGTAATCTTACACCCGAAGATACAATAGAGTATGCACAACTAGCAGCAACTTTAAATAAGGACGCAGTTAAAAAAATTAATCTAGCTACATTTGGCGCGATGGAGAAAGCTGATCTTGAAGGTTCTGTTTTGTTAGATAGAATTTCAAAAGCAAGGGCAAATAAAAGAGCAGGCAAAGAACCTACAGCTACTCAACAAGAAGCTCTATTTACTTTTGAAAAGTTGCTCGAGTCAGGTAAAATTAAACTTGCTAGAATTACAGACGCTGACGGTACTGTAGTAAATAGTTTAGACTATGATAAAATTAAAAAACCAAATAAGTTTATAAAGACATCTACATATTTTGCTTCTCAACAAAAAGAATTAGGGGGGGTCAATCAATGGGTTGCTATTGATCCTTATAATCAGACTACATACGGAATGATTAGCGATGGGCACGATATTTTTGGATTGAATCCTATTGGTGGACATTCAGTAATTACTGCTCAACCTATAATGAAGCAGAAGTGGGCAGACGCTGGCTTTAAAAATCAACATGTAAGTAATGTCAGTAAGGAAAAGGTAAGTGAAGCTATTAAGGAAGTAGAGAAAAGGACGGGAGCTAAAGCCCCTGATAAGATACGCAAAGCTACAGGTGATGACTACTATACTGCCGCTAAAAACTGGACTAGAGGAGCAATGAGAACAAAACAAACTCCCACTGCTCAGGAGATTAAAGCCGCAGATAAATCACAAGCTAAAATAGATTCGGCATTAACTGTAGGTACAGGGGCAGGACTACTCACGGGTAGGCAGATGTTAGCTGAAGATAAAAATGATGAATAAAAAAGGGGGCATTGCGCCCCCAAGTTGTAACAAGTTATAACTAAACTATCTCACATGCACCACCGACACACGCTAACTCTTGACTCCCTGTCGTGTTGTCTTCCTCCTCAAACTTACCTAAGTCCTCCCAGTCTACACCCTCTGGCATGGCTGCTACTAACTCCTTGTACTTCTCAGCATCTATGTCTTCATACGGAGCTTGTTGATATACATGGTCACTATACGGCAACAAACTAATCCCACTACACAGATCAAAGTTATCCCATATCCACTGTGCTATCTGCAAGAACTCACTGTCTGTATAATACACTGTGATACTTGGTTTATGTTCGCACCAATGGTTCTGGTAGGCTTTCCAAAGTTCTAGCTGCTGCATTGCCCCTACCTGCTTAACAGTCACAGATGTCTCAGGTGACTTCACAGGGAAGCTAAACACTGCTGATGTAGGTGACATAACATCCTGCTCTACTGGGAATCCTGCTCCTTCCATGAAGATTGCAAGCGGGTCTTTCTTATCGCTACGGACTCTGCGAATGTAATGCTTAGAGAAGCGAGGATGGATACCACTAGCAGAATCGACAAGCTGAGATACAGTACCGCTAGGCTTAACACATGTAATAGCCGCAGACTGGTTAATACCAAGTTTCTCAGACCACTTCTTATTAGTGTCAACACATACATCCCGTACTTCCTCCAGCCACTTAGCCAAGTCCTTAGACTCTCCCTTACTCAACAGGTAATGATCCATAATGCCTGTCATGCTGACACCCAGTAGGGCTTCCTCTTCCGTGTTCTTCTTCCAGCAGTTACGCAGGTAACGGAAGTCTGTCAAGGTAGCCTGTAGTGTACCAATGATAGCAGCTATCTCTGCCTTCTTCTTGAGACTATCCAGTGTGTCGTCCTCACGCACTACAATCTCTGACAGGTTACAGAACTGGTTGCTGCGTAGGATGATCTCAGAGCATGGGTTAGTACCAAAGTCCTGCTCACTGTCACGCCTACCATTACGCGCTGCAATCTTCTGTGCTGCTACACGGCTGAAGATACCACGCTCACCTGCCTTGCTCTCGTACATGTTCTGCATCTCTGACAGGAATGACTCAAAGTCTGGCTTCTCAGTGTACGCTACGCTGTTGTTAGCCAGCCTACGGTGGCCCTCGTTACGCCACCAGTCTCCTGACTTAGCCTTAGCCATACGCTGATCTGACAGGTTAGACAGGCTAATCAGAGCAGACCTACGCACACCACCGACCACTACAATGTCAGCAATCTTACACACTACATCATGGCACTCAATGCTGGTCAGCTTGCGTCCTGCTGCCTTCTGGAATATCTCTACGCAGAAGTGGAACAGGTCAACCAGTGGCTCTGGCCCTGACGCACGACCACCAAAGGTCTTGAGCCTAGCCCCTGCTGGACGTACTCTGCTCATGTCCCACTCAGGTATCTTACCAGCGTACAGCATAGCGATAAGCTCACGGAATGCAGAGGCCCAACCAATCTTACTATCGCTGACAACGATCACACTATCTGTCTTGTGGAATGTCTCAGCAACTACTGGCAGCTTGGTTATGAAGTTACGTTCAACACTAAAGCCTACACCTGTGCCGCACATTAGTACATACATTAGCTCGTCAAAGCTGCGCGGTGAGTCAATGGCTAAGTAACTACAATTAAATCCTGCTACGTTGTCCTTGTCGAGTGCATCACCTGCTGTCATCATGCAGCGCATGGACGGCATAACTTCCATGTTGTGTATAGCGTTGAACAGCTTGAGTGCTACCTTATCGTCTATCTGTCCACGGTCTTTCCAGAAGTCTACATATCTGTTGACAGTTTCGTCCCATCGTTCACGTCTTTGTTGATCTGGTAGCCAACGTGCGTACCTGCTCTTGTGTATAAACTGTTGATACTGATCCATTTTATTCTCCGTCATTCTCAAATACTACCATCATAGTTAGTTTGTTTAAGTACCAACCTGCTTTCTGTAGGTCTTCTACCTGCTTACCCTTGTAATCATAACGCCACAGATACTTCATGCAGTTGCCCTTGAGGTATCCTTTGAATGCAACACTGGACATGGACTCCTCTATTGCTTCAATGCACTCTATGTTGCCTGTGTTGTAATGCTCTGGGTTATTGACTACATCTACATCTTCCTCTTCCTCCCACGCCTCTGATGCTTCATCGTGTGCTGCCTTCATCCACGCTTCTAACCCTGTGGCTTGCTTTTCAATAGCTGGTGCTTCCTTCCGTAGTCTGTCCCAGTCTGCTGGTGTTGCGTCATTAAGTCTCATGTTCAAAGTCCTCTGATATTCTGTCAAAATCTCTGATTATCCTACGTTCAAATGCCTCTACTAAATCGTATGTCGTGATTGATAATAATTCACAAGTCAACTCTTCATCCAGATGCAGTACCAGTTTCTCTTTAAGTTCCTCTAGTGTCATAGCCATTAGACTTTCTTCCTTTTAATATACCGTGTCAACTCCTTGGCTGTCTCAATGGTGAAGTGTTTGAATCCTTCTTTGTCACACCACTCTCCCATTGTTATCTTGCCACCTTTGCGTACCTTCTTGCTGGGGTTTGACAACACAAAGACTAACTCCCACTCTGGCATTGAGTCTCGTATGGCCGTGTACTTCTGTGTATCACCGACCCTAAAGAACCCCTTGCACTCTACCAGTAC